CTAAGATTTCCAGCCATTAGTTATTCTCCTTATAGTAATCTTCCAACTCTAACTGGGTTGGAAGTCTAAAATTATCCAGAGTAAGCAAGTGATCAGCCTCCTGCTCCTCAACTTGATAAATCCTGTTCTCTCTAGTGAATCGAATACCACCCTTAGTGGAATAAGCAGAGCCACTAGCAAAATAAATAAACTTTTTACCGGAAGAAGGTTGTGCAACTTTCTTTTCAGGAACAGGAGACTTTTCAGCCTTAGGAGCAGCCTTCTTAGCGGTTGTCTTTTTAGCCGCAGTCTTCTTAGCAGGAGCCTTCTTAGTAGGCTCAGGAAGATCGGACGACTTCACTACATTATCACTCATAATACCAATTCTATCATAAGTATCATTATAAAACAGAAAAGGTGGGGGATATTTCCCCCACCAATTCCGTTAGGAATGTAACTACAACAGCCCTAAGATTTAATCAGGTGCTGCGAAGCTTGACGTTCTTAGCGATGACATAGCTATCAGCATTTTCGATGTTAGCAGCCACACGCATGAACTGAGTGTACTCAATCGTGTCAGTCTTCGGCTGGAACTGGCGGTACACCGTGATGTCACGATGGAGACCAACCACACGGTTGTTCGGGAACGTAAGTTCCACATAACCGTGCGAACCAGAAGCACCAGAGTAGTCACCGGACTCAGCCTCAGGCATCAACGGAACTTCAACAAGCCCAATACCATAAGGAGCAAGACCAGTTGCACCAGCACCACCATTTGCACGCATAGCACCGTTCAAGAAGGCGAGATCGCCAGTCGTTGAGCCGGGGCTAGGAGCGCCAGCGGAAGCCTCAGTAGCCGAGTTCGGGTTCTGAAGCGAGTAGATTGCGTCCTGCACAACACCCGGGCCAGTGAAAAAACGAAGTTCGTTACGACGCTGCAAGTACTTGCTTGGAAGGTTACGCAAAACACGGTCGAAAACCGAACGTGAAACATTGTCACCAGCCTCATCAACGGTCGTACCGTTAGCGAGAGCAAGCTTCACGAAACCATCAAGTGACTTGAGAAGGGTGTTGCTTGACGAGGTATTGCCATTGATGAGAAGATCATCCATGTCATTAGCGGTCTGGCGAGCCATAACCTGAGCAAGATGATCCTCAAGCGAGGCACCCTCAATGTTGTCCTCAAGGGACTCAGTTGAAATCTCCCAATCAAGACGAAGCTTGACGCTGGAGAGAGAAACCTTCGAAAAGGTCACAGCTGCGTTGGAACCATCATCGGTTGCCTCCGTAGCCTTGCGCATAATGCGCGTACCAACCGACAACTTGTCAATATCCATGCTTGATGCACGCATACGGACAACACGGCTGTTTTGCATAAGAACAGACTGATCGACCACAAAATCGAGGAAACGATTCGACTGTTCAGCGTTGAGAAGACCGCCCGAAGCGCCACCCACAACAGAGGTGGTCACTTCGTTAGCCTTTGCTAAAATTTCTTCTTGAGTTGCCATTTAATATTCCTCCTAATCACGACTCATAGCCCAGAGCCTTGACTAGCTCTTGTGGCAGATAAATGTTGCTCCAGAAAGACTTCGGGGCTGACTTAACAAGCTCATCCTCTCCATCTTCATCGTCCTCTGGATCGACGCTCTTCTTGACTGCACCAGAAGCGGCAAAAGCCTCCACCTTTTCAGTCTGCTCAGCAAGTGAAGCCTCTGCGGAAGCAAGCTTCTGCTCTAACTCCTCACGCTGTGCATCTGCGCTCTTAGTAACCTCTTCGATCTTAGCGTCCATTGAAGCCTCAACCTCTTCCTTAAGAGAAGCGGCGAAGTCAGTCAGCTTCTGATCAATGACCGAACCAAGAGCATCTTTCAAGATATCAATATCCATATGATCCTCCATTTGATCGTTATCCGCTTCAACCTCAGATACAGTTGAAGCTTCTTCAATTTCGACAGACTTTTGTACGTCTGCCTCTTCCTCAACCGTAAGCCAGTTGACGAATCGCTTTAACAAAGAAAGTTTATCTTCAGC